GCCTGCCTTTTGCATTTCTGCGGTCTTGCTGTCGATCGCGGCAGCTTTGGCCATTACGCCCTTTTTGCCTCTAAGGGTTTGTGTCACCGCAGTTCTTGGCTTCTTTCCCATTGCCTGTGTTGCTGCTCCGAAAGGATCGACAACAGCAGCGCTTGCGAGTACTTTGGTGACTCTTGCCTGTGGCTCACCGTTGTATTCTTCGTGTGTTACGACGATGGCACACTGTTTGCCGACCAGGTCATCGGGATCGAAGGACAGTTTTCCGTTGGTATCAACTTCCGGCATTACGACTGCGAGAAGACCTTTGAGCTTGAACAGTGCTTTCGGACTGAAAGAAACGTTGTCGAACACTTGACGGCCAGCGAACGGACCTTCCTGAACTTTGTACGTTATTGCCAGATACGGAGCCGCTTTGCCTTCTTTGTACTCGACGTTGAAAATCGCGACATCGTACTTACCCTTGGGAATGGCCTCGAAAGAATTAGTTTTTACACCAGTCATGTCGATAGAGATGTTTGCCATTGTAATTTTCCCCCTTAAATTTATTTTTTATTTTTTGAAAGGCAATGCAGTTGATGTTGCTGCAGCAGAGATAGGAGCTCCTACGGAAGGTTTGGTTGTTTTCGCGGGCTCCGTCTCAGCCGCATGCGCCGCTTTTGCCGCGTTCGTCTGAGAGAGAAACGCTCGCTTGTCTTCGATGAGCTTGATGATCTTTCCGATGGTAGGTTCTTCGATAAAGGATCCCAGCGCCATATAACGCGACTTGGCATTGACTTTTCCTGCAGGCTGTACTTGTAGGTACCTTTTCTGGACCTTGTTACCATCGACATCAACAGCATCTTTAACATGCATATAGCCGACGATGTCGAGGAACCCGCAAACCTCATCGGATAGTTTACCTGGCAATGACGGTTTAATTGTAGTAGATCCATCTTTTTCATCTTTTACCGTCACGTCCAGGCAACAAAATATAGTATGCATTGGAATATCACGGAAAGCACGAACCAGAAGACGCATTTTCTCAGCATTAATCCCCCACTGCTTAAACTCCGGTTGTTTGTTCTCCGTAGTAAGCTTCGCCGTATTGATGTCGACTCCGAGAATATCATACATACAATACTTCTGAACTTCTGTCAAAGAGTCGACAACGATTGTACGATACAGTGTAGGTGTTTTGATTCGATCGAAGGCTTCGGCATCAGGGATATCATTGACATATGCTTCAAGTCTACGCAGTTTGTCAAAGGTATCCTGATACTCGGGAGTGCCCTTTTTCTGATCTTCCAACAAGTCACGAAGCCGTGCATGATTCCTCGCGAACTCATACAGGCGAGTGAACTGTGCGAAGGTATTGATTCGGAATACGTCGAGTTCGATATTGAAGTCCCTTACGGACTTAGTGCCGCCCTCAGCATCTGCATAGAATACGTTTTTGGTCGTATCACACTGTTGAGCTGTCGCAGCAAGGACTGTCTTACCAGTACCGAAGGGACCGTAAATTAGCATGTTCAACCATTCAGCTTTTGTCGACGGTTTACGATCTTCGATCATATGATAACCTCCTTACTATGTTCCTTAAATATACGTTTCCCCACTTTATAGCCCTCCTCTCATGCGTCATTATCGACGAGAGCGGTTTCTGCTTTGTCTTCGCGTTTCTTGAACATTGAAGACAGCAGATACCCAGGATCGGAACCGTCTTCCATTGCCATGCACACTGACCTAAAGTCGCAATCCCATGCACAGTCTTTGGTAGGATTCGGGTACAAGACAAGATCTGGTCGACTCATATCTACATACTCGTGATAGATACGAAGCCCCTGGTTCTTGATCTCGTACTGGTTACGCCTGACTCTCTCGCGCACGAAGAAAGTGTTACCCTTCTCCTGCAGGTGATCTAAGATACCCCGATAGTCATCTATAGGAACCTGTTTATTTAAGGCTGCGTAATGATCGGTCAACGCCTTCAGATACACTTCATACGTTGAATCGATCGATTTGTTCTGCGACAGATGTCCGTTCTTGAGAACCTCTGGCTGCCGAGGGACTCGTTTTCGCAGAATATTGTAAATGACTCCTTCCAGTTGAACGCCGTAAATTTGCTGCGCTGCCCAAATGTAAGAGCCGACCTGTTCATCGAGAGGCAATTTCGTCGTATCGACAGCTGCTGCCGTCTTATGCTCGAGTAGCCATAAACCACCTGTGATATCTTTTACGATGCCGTCGATGCGTCCAACATAGTTCACGCCTGTAGCGTTCCCTTCGGGATCAACAATTGGTACGCAAAACTCGTGCTCGGTAGCGACTACTTCGTTGAAATACTTGTCATCTTCGATACGACTCCAGATAGCGTAATGCTGCATCATGCCTAAGCCGAGATCAATTGCTTCCTGGATCATTCCCATCTGCTCTTCCCACAGACCTACTGTTTCTTGGATACGAGTAACTTCCTCTTTACTCCACTCATTGAAAGCTACCATGGGATGAATACCTTTTTCATAGTATTCTGATAACGCGAAATGGACACCAGTCCCTAACCACAATTTGTCATTGACTCTGTCGGGTATCAAGTTCTGTCTCATATAGGACCCAAGATTCCAACGGCGACGGCAGCGCTTAAAGCTAATGCGATCCGAAGTGTGCACATTTTTCATATTCATTACTACATACCTCCCTTAATTGTTTTTGGGGACAACTAAAGCAACTACTGTAATATAGTTGCTAATTGCTGTAAGATTACACGATATCATATTCTAACCTCCATGGGTTTTAATTTCTTTGTATGGGTGCTCAGCTGCGTCCAGCGATCCGTCTAGCTCTACTTGGTCGTACGTACTTCGTAAGGTTAGCACCCTTGATGACGGCTGTATCATACACCTGAAACTTATTAGGAACTAATAATTTTCCGGAGGTATACGCTACTAGGATCATCCGCCAAATGGCCTCCGGAAAAGCTGAAGATGAAACTGTGTTATATATAATTATACTACAATTTTCGCGAAAAGTCAACTGTTATTGTGTATCTTGAGAAACATCCTTGGCAGGGACTGTAAATCCGGGCTGATTCAACTTTGTGCGCGACACGACAAATGCTCCGATACCTTGCATCATTACTTTTACTAGGTACTGTCCGAGAATAGCCATTGGTACAAATTGCCAAGGTACGAAACCGGCACCCCAAGGAGATAAACCTATT